GGATTCTGTCAAACTTGCAAGACTTACTCTTGAACCACTTACTGCACGGAAACCTTGTTTTAAGGATGTGTCGAAAGTGTTACCGGTTGCAGTTGGGTCAGACCAAATTCCAAGTCCGCACATAGTCGCACCATTACTTGCATCACCAGCGGCTTGATCGTTGTTTGAAGCGATTGCCACTTCAAGGCTGTTCTTTAACTGAATTAAAGATTTTGCAGTTGAGGCCGCAAAGAGCGATCCACCAGGAGCAACATCAACCATTTCAGCCTGACGAGAAACTGCGAAGATATCTCTGAGTGTGGCTACCCTATTTCCGAGCCTCGCTCTTGAGTCAATTAAGTTAGCGGCATTCGATAGAGTGATATCTACACCATCTGCGTTTGTTGCGGCACTTGAGCCAGCGGGATCAGCGAGTGAATCAACTAACCATTCATTAAGAGTCGCTTTTGGAGCGGCTGATTGTGAAATCGTGCTGTAAATTGGCGTTTCTTGTGGAGAAACGGTCTTCATCACATTTTCTAAATTTTCGCGTGAGCCTTTGGTACTCAACACGTTATACGAAGTTGCTATAGCCATTTTATATATTCCTTATTTTAAGATTTTTAAATTTTTTTAGTCCGCTAAGAATGCGGCGAGATCGTTGACCGAAAGGTTTTTACGCTCCAAAATTTTCTGTTTATTTGCAGTCTGACGAGAGGCCGAGGTCTGTACCGGTGGACTTGAATCGCCCATCGTTGTCGGAGGTGCTTTGGCTACCCTTTTGGCTTTAGGTTTGGCCGTCTTGGCCGCCTGATCCGCTTTGATTGCTTCAACTCCTCGAACGAGTGTTGCCGCTACGAAATCACCATTAGGTAAGGATTTGAGAATGTCGGAATACTGACTTTTTATCTGACCTAAAACGGATCTCCGTTCCTCGGCGATGTCGGTATCGACTGTTTCTGAAATCCACGGATGAGCATTAATCGTATCTTGTTGCCATTGCGATTTTGACTGGAGATATTGTGCCCTTTCGGGGATTTTCTCGGTCAGATAATCTTCCGCTTGCGTAAGAATATTTCTGATATCCTCATCGGCATATTCCTTCCCACCGGATTCTACATAATCTTTCCCGATGTGTTGTAATGCCCATTTTTTGGCGGCGATTGCTTCCTTTCGTAAGGTTTCCAATGATTGAAAATCTTGGACTTCTTCTAGGGCTGGCTGACTGGATTCCGATTGCTTTTGAGGATTAGCCTTTAGTGATTCGATTTGAGCTTGTAACGCTTCGACTGTTTCTTCGCTTCCCTTTGCACGCGCAGTCAATTTATTGATCTGTTTAAGCAGTTTGCCAACAGCTTTGGGCGGTTCAGCTTCTTCCGATTCTGACTCCTCCTCTTCGGCTATCTCTTCCGTTTCCTCCTCCTCCGATTGCTCGGTTTCGGTTGACTGTAAAAGAACATCTTCTTGGTCGGTTTCTGCATCTGCGGTAGTTGTCTCGGGACCAACTTCCACTTCAGATTCCTGTGAGGGTTCAGCCTCTTCGACTTTCTCAACGAACGATGCCGTTAATTCTTCCAAAGTGGTGATCCCTTGCGTTGTTGTTTCTGCTTCTGTTGTAGCCGGAGCCTCGCTTAATTCTGTATCTGCCATAATTCTGCGTTTAAAGTTCGCACTCTTGCGTTGTTCTGCGTACCGATATGGTACGCCACATCCCATTATGACAGGGGGGCGGATAAATTACTCAGGCAGTTTTAAATATTTCCCAATTCTCCCGATATTTCTCGTGCTTAGCTTTGGAATCGGGGTTGTGCGGATATACCGCAACTGTTAATGCTCCATCGATCGCCATGCATGGGATCAGATACCAGGTATCAATGTCAGCGCAGTAAATTGCCACCACATCGACCTTTGTGCAGTCGAGGGGGTGTTTTACGGATCGACCAGTAGTGGTACTAAATTTGTACCTGTTACATCCATTTTTTCTTTCCGAGGAACTAGCTTTACCTGACCCCTTGATTTGAACATTAAATTTTTTACCCGCCGAATTTACGACAATGCAATCAACCGGTAAATGGTCACCGAGTGGGGTAAATACTTCTAATCCTTGCCGAAGAGATTTTGTAAAAAATTCCTGTTCGTAAATGTAGCCAAATCGCTTAGTCATCTTCGAGGTCGATGTCGGATTCAAAACCGACCACCTCTTCATCCATCCACTCTTCTACATCGTTTAAGGCAATCTGTGCCATCTCCTGGTCATCGATGTCCGACTCCTCGAGCCAGCGATTAAGCAAAGCCCGATGCTCGTTTTTAAATTGTTGATGGGGTGTCAGTTTCGGCATTTTCTAAGCTTTCTACTATTCGTGTTAAGCCAGCAATCTCACCGCTAAGTCGGGCGAGTTTCTGAGGGTTATCCACATGGGTATAGTCCTGAAAATCGACCAGGCACATATCCCGCTGTTCTTTAATAAAATCTTTTATTACGAGCCATTCGGTCTGTTCGCCGAGGCCGTTTATCGCATCACCTAGTGTCATTTTTTCCTTCTTATTGGTTTAACTCTTCTGCCCATGCCAACCTTTGATTTTTCCGCCTTCTTCCGTTTCAATTGGCTCTTGCTCATCTCCGATTTTAGCTTGGGCGTTTTACTCGAAACTCTTTTAGTCGGGCGGCAGTATTCATTCGCCTTACCCTGTCCGCATGGTTTACCGGTCCGTGTATCTTTCCACTTCTCAGCACCCCATCTTTCTAACGAAGATCCAGCCGGAGACTTCTTGACCTGTCCCTTCGACTTCCGGCATTTTGCAATCTGCTGAGATGCTCGGGCGGATGGAAATACCTTTACCCGAGCCTTTACCTTCTTGTAGCAAGCATCCTTGGCCATCTTACCACTTCACCTTGTTTGCCCAGTAAGCCGCCGAAGTTTTTCCCTTGGCAATATTCTTCCTATGACGGGCTTTAAACGATGCCCGCTTTTTCTTCATTGCCGAACTCTCACCCTTTTTCGGTTTGCCCGCAGTCTTTGCACCCTGTTGGCCGAAGCGAATTATTTTATCATTCCCATCATCTTTAACTAAAACCACATGCGATTTAGTCGGATGGTTGGGAGTTCGCTTGGGTTTTGAATATCCGGCGAATGTAATTCCTCGGTAAACCTTACTCACTTTTTATTAGGCATTTTCTTCTTAGGCATCTTTTTCCGACCCATTGCTTTTGCTTTTTTAGACGGCCTTCCGACCTTCGATCCGTATGTTCCTTTTCCGTATGGCATAATATTTCCTTTTTATTTAAGCGGCTACTGATGTACCTGGTACATTGCCAGGAGGAGTACCTAGCTGGCCAATTATTGCGTTTCTTTGCTGGGCTTGCATCATTTCGAGCTGTCCCGCATATGTCTGAAGTCTCTTTGCGAAGTTCTCATCCTCTTGCATTCGCTGTTGAACATCCTGTGCCGGTATTTCGGGTGTACCTTCAAGGAACTCTCGGAGTTTCTGTAGACGAAGTTGAGAATTTACACCCTGTTGAGGTACATTAACCACTTGTCCCGATGCAATCTTGGCAATGTCGGCTGAAGTTTCTTGAATTTCTTTGTCGGTTGCTTCTTCAACTGGGGCGATCAATTGACCGGCTAAGTTAGGATCGATTGCTTCCAAAACTTTACGAAGATATACATCATATCGACCAACTCCTTGACGGTCATAAGTTGACATTAATTTACCAACTGTATCCAGCTTCTGAAGAACCTTTTCCTCGTCCTGGTTCATCGAGTTCCAGGTGATATTAAAATCATAAACCTCGGCAGTTTCATCTAACATGAGCATCGCACCCTGTTCGTTATTTGTTACCCGAAACCAAATTTGTGGACCGCCGTAAGTTCTGTCTAGACACCATACACGATTTAAAATCTGTTTAAATCCATTGAGCCATTGGTTTACCAAGTGCTGGCGAATGCTATTTGCTTCAACCGCATCCTCGGGTGATGTCGCTCTGCCAGTTATCTTATTGGCGAGTTGTCTGATTTGCATCTCCACCTCCATCGAGGCTGGCGAGTAGCGTGGAATTTCAACGAATCCAAACTCTCCACGGCGGCGGACTGGAATCTGCGCACCTGGTCCGATCCGTTCGGGCTTTCGGCCAACGATATATTCTGCGGCTGGCAAGGTACTCATCGAGGCGCGGTCACGCCGGGCATCCATCTCAGTTTTTACTGAAATTTGATAAGACTTTAAAAGTTCAGGGTAACCTCGGGAATCGAGCAATCGATGATTGAGGTTCTCACGAGTTATGCAGACAAATGGATATTTGCCCTCATCATATGCCATCGGACTATGGAACCCATGCCCTTCGGCTTCATCCGCCCAACAGGTAATGGTACAAATTGGTACATCGTCTTCATCCAATTCCTTACGATAAGTCGTAATAACTCGAACCATGCCTTCATAATCCTGTGTGCCGTAAAAATTACCGGTGTCGTAAGACATTAAATCAGAACTGTAACTCTCAGGTGCATAAAAGCCTTTACTGTTCTCCAGTACCTCCTCAATCCACTTCTTATCCCATCCTTCGTTGACCTTCTGCATGAGTGCTTCGGGGCTGTAATAGTGAATGCAGTGAATGCTCCTGGCAGACTCCAAATCGATTACATTAGAGTCGATGATTATTTCCCGACCTAATTCATAAGCCTTAATTGCCGGACGATTTACAACCGCCTTTTCAGTCGGAACTTTCGATACTCCTTTATTGCGAAGTTCGTTAATCATCTTCCGAACTCTTCGCTTTTTCAGATTCGGGAATAACGGGAATAACATCTCCTCAACTCCCTCTTTCATCTCGGGATCTTGGATTGCCATAGCCAGCTCGGGACTCATCTGTGCAATCTCTTCGAGGCTAATATCCTTGAATACTCGAGTGGTTTCCCGCTTCCAATAAGTGCCGAAGAATGTAATTCCATTCTGCAATAAATAGTTTGCTCCTATAGCGGCTTCCCGAGGAAGTTCCGTCATTGAGTTCATCCGCCATTTTAAAAACTCGCTTACCATCTTCGCACTGCCAATGTCGGAACTTTCTACGGGAGCGGCTACGAGGTTGGCTTGTGACAGAGATTGCGAAAGTAAAGCCACATCGCCATCGATCAATGGGTTAACCAAGTTTGGCTCGAGATCACTACTGCCGTCCCAAGGAAATGCCTCCGGACCATTCTTCTTGCCTGACTCATCCTTGCCAGCCCACTCGTTAAATCGACACTCCCTACCCTGTTCCGCTTTATCCATCCAAAAGGAGAGATCCGCTTTCGCATCTTCAAACTCCTTCTTTATGGCATCTACATCCGGTCCTTTTTCGCTAAATTCCTGTATTTCCATTTTTAATCTCCAATTCTAACATTATTTTTTTTAAATTACTCAGGGCTGTTTTTTCGATCCGTCTCATAGTCTCAAAACCAACCCCACTAAAGTCTGCTATCTCTTGTAAAGTATGACTCCTCGGATCTCTTCCCGCCTCAAATGCAGACAAGCCCTCCTCTACCACCATTTCCCTCAACATAAGATCAATCCGCTTGTCCTGTTGGCTAGGCGATTCGATACAAATCATCGTCTCCTTCGACTTTTTTGACATAAATTTCCGATTTTGGAGGGTGATTGGCTTCCGGTCTCTTAACGCACCTCGCAATCCCTTCCCGATCATCAAAATGAATGAGCATAAGGCGGGGATTTGGGACGAGTTTAAGCACCCTAGCCTTTTCAATCTGCTTTGCCGGCGGGGAAGGTAAACCCACTTTACTATCCGAATCCTCTACCCATATCCCCCGACAGGTTGAACGAGGGATGCCTAATTGCTTGCTGATTTTCGGCCATGACATCCCTGTTTTTCGCAGAATCACCACTTGGTCACGCTGGCAGTCACTATATTTCTTTACTTTTCCCATAATTAATATCCTCCTCCACCCGTTGAAATTAATTCGTCCTCGCTGAAATACTCGAAATTTCCGATGCAAAAATATCTACATACATCAACAAAATCTTTGGAAAAATCCTTCAAGTTTCCAGGAGTGTATGCCTGAAGACAACTTATGAGATTTTGACATTCATCCGAAAACATCAATTTAGGCTTATTATCCAAATCCATCGGTTTATCCCGATCCCATGCGAGTAAATTATTAATAGCCTGGAGTCCTGTTTCGATGTCGAGTGCTTCGGCGGGCTGAACAATAATATCTTCGTCCATTAAATCATCGATAATGTTGGAACTGCCTTCCGACTTCTGATAGCTCGCCGCTCCCAAACGAGGGTCGATTATGCGGATGACCTCACTTTCCCCACATACCTCCTCCATTCTACGAATCTCATCGGCATAATCCGCCAAGCCGTACCCGTTCGGTTGGGCGGCCTCGCCGGCACTTAGCTTGTCCTTCGTCAGATCAATCCATCCTCCCCATGTGTCGAAGTTAGGGAACTCCTTAACCGCCCAGGCGACTCCATGTGGATCGATTGCAAAGAGGACCATTGTCCAAGGCTTTGCTCCCGCTGGGTCGATTGACATTACCCAGTTGGCATCTTTGAAATCGGGCAGTTTTTCAGGGGATACGAAGTTACGGTCCGAGAGAGAAGGGAAAATGGCTCTAGACTGCCTCACAGGCACTCCATACGCCCGACATAAAATAGTTTCCCGCTTCTCGCCCTCCAGTTGATTCTTCATCGCCGCCCAGCCGCCAAAGGGATTCGCCGCTGTATGAAAATAAACCACAGAACTGGCTTTGCGGATGGGCTGTTGAACGAGGGGGACTTCTTCGCCGTCTAGGAGATCCGCTTTTGCTGATTCGACTGTTCTCGCTCCCGTTAGCATCGATTTGACTACGCTGTTCCAGCCGTCTACTGCGGTGAAGGAAATTAAGCCACTTGCCGGTCGAACTACTCCATCATGTGGACTCTCATGCGATCTTGTTAC